AAAATATATTTGTTTATTTAGTTCATTAATAGATATTTCTTTATCAATAACACTTCTTTCAATTATTATATCTGGATTGTCCGTTTTAATTATCTGTCTCATAATATTTTAATTATATTTTTGTTAAATTAATATTAATAATTTTACCATCTATATCTTTAACAATTTCCCATAATCTATATCCATCATTCCAAGAAACAATATTATTATCTATATCATAAGTATATGTTATAGTTTTTCCGTCTTGGTATACTATATTATTAATAGTTCCGTTTAAATTATAATTTATAGTTTTAGAAAAATTAGAATCATATAAACTTAAAGGGTTATTTAAAGAACCATCTCCTATAATAGTATCATCTGTATATATTGTAGTAGTTAATCCACTTAAACCATCTAAAAATGATGTTAAAGTATCATTATTATAACTAACATTATCAGATGGTAGTAAATTAAGCTCAGATACTTCAATGTCTTTTGTATATCCGTTTTCGGTGCATTTTTCAATTCTTAAATTAACAAAACCACCTGCACACATATCACTTAATTGTTGATTAAAATGAGTGATATTAAAATTGGTATAAGTAGCATATATATCTGATATATTGGTTAGTATATCATTTAAAATATAAACAGAATCCATTTGTATATCAAGTTCGTTTGATTTATCATCTAACAATCTATCAATATAATATAATCTCAAATTAAAAACGAAGTCATTAATATCAGATTCTGTATTATCAAAATCTACCCATATCAAAGGGTATTTAATATTTTTTAAATTATTAATATTAAATACCTCTCCTTCACCATATTGTTTAACAACAGGATGGTTTATACATATATCTTTTATATTAAAAAGTAAGTCCATAATTTAATCATTTTTTATACAATATTCAATTCTAATATCAACATAACCACCAGCACACATATCATTAAATTGTTGGTTAAAATGGGTAATATTAAAATTGGTATAAGTTGCATAAGTATTTGATATAGTTTTTAATATATCATTTAAAACATAAACAGAATCCAATTCAATATCAAGTTCGTTTGACTTATCATCAAGTAATCTATCAATATAATATAATCTTATATTAAATATAAAATCATTTAAATTAGATTCAGTATTATTAAAATCCATCCATATTAAAGGGTATTTAATATTTTTTAAATTATTAATATTAAAAAATTCACCATCTCCATATTGTTTAACAATTGGGTGGTTTATACATAAATCTCTTAAAAAATATAATAATCCCATAATTTATAATGTTATATTTGAATTATAATTCTTAACCATACTACAACCAATCCATAATGGATAATTTAATTTATTATCAGTAAGATGTTTAATTAATCTATCTTCGTAGAATTTAGCATTTTTTTCATAATGGTTTTTTGTGTATTTAATATCATCTAAAATTATATTATTTCCATCTGGGTTGTTAGTATTGAACATACCTTGGTTTCTAAATTTAAAATTAAGAGGAACTTGTATTTCTGACATTAATCCCCATAATAATACTGGTTTAATATAATTATTTAAAATATAATCATAATCTTCAGTAGTATATTTTAAAATTATATCATTATAAAAATCTTCACCCAATATTCTAAATAATTTGTTTTCTTGAACATATTTTAATACAGGATAAATATAATCACTTGATAAATTATAATCAAGTAAAGATAATTCTTTTAGTTCTGTTTCTGTTATTAAAGGTATATAATCCATAATATTATTATTTATTTTAATTTAATTCAAATGGTTTTATTTTCAATTCAAAATCATTATAGAAATTATTAAACAATTTAGAAAATTCTTTAATAAATATATTCTGATATGATTTTATAATAGTATTATTAAAAATTTCAAAAGATTCATTAAATTCTGTTTTTGAGAAACCTTGGTTTTCCACAATAACACCAAATAATGCAGGTGATGTTACTTTATGAGCAGTGAATATATTATTTCTTGTATTTTTATCAAGTTCTTGGAATTGTTCTCCAAAATCATCAGCGTTCATTTTTTGAATTTCAACTCCTTTTTCTTTTGATTCATTAAAAATAGTCATTAATTTTTGACCAGAAGTTCCGCTAAATTTTTCATTAATTTTTTTCTCTATTTCTTTCTTTTGTTCAATAGTAGGCTCACCATTATTAAATGATATAATAGTAGAAGCTTGAAAACCATTTGATATATTATTTAGGTGAAACTTATCAATTTCAATAGAAGTCATAATTGATCTTATAGCACCATTATATAATGGTGATGGGTATACTCCTCTTGTTTTATATCCTTTAAAATAATATATTTGAGATTTACCATTAAATTCACCATTAAAATTATTAAAAACTTCAAATCTATTATTCCCCCATTTTTTATCCCAATCTTTTGAATAATATACTAATTTTTCATCTTCACTTATTCTACAATTCATAAAATCAACCCAATATAATTCAACTAATTCTTTTTGTCTATTTGGTATAACTTGTATTGAAAATCCACCAAATATAATATAATCTAATATACACTTCATTAATATATCATTTATATTTTCATTATCTTTATTAACTTTATTTAAAAATAAATTTAAATTTGGATTATCTGAAATCATACCAGAACCAAGAACATAATTTGTTATACCATCAACAATTGATTGGTGCTCTGCACAATCATTATACAAATCATATAAAAAAATCGGATATCTATTATCATCACCATATTTTACATATCCATTCCTATCTATTTTTTCATTTAAAATAGGAATTATATTATTTTCGAAATTAAATATATCTACCATATTTATTTATTAATTTATATAGGCAATACCTATTTTATTTAAAACATCATCAGATTCTTTTATTATATAAACATATTCACCTTTATCTATTTCTATATCTAAGGTAAAAGTTGAATATACTTCATTTGGAGTTATATCTACAATGTCATAAATTGTTTCTTTTTTAAGGAATTTATTTTTAAAAATCATAATATAAGAAGAATTATATGACTTTTTATTTAATCTTACCCTAAATGTATTAAAGTTTTTCTCTAATTGTATAGTCATTTTACTATATTTTTATTTAATTATAAGTATATTTTTTAATAATTTTGTGAATAAAAAAAGGTCTCCATAATAGAGACCCCTTTTTGATATAGAATATATATAGTACTTATGAAATAAGTCCTGATATAATACTTGAATCAACTTCAAATGGTAAGTATTTACCTTTATCTGTTAAAGTAACTGAATATTGGTTAGCATCTGTTAATGCTGTTCCAGTTGTTCCAGTACCTGCTGTTAAAGTAACTGGCCAATCATATCCCATATACCAATAACTTCCGTTATTATCTTTAACAATAACTACCATATCACCTTGTGCCATTGCTTGTATCTCCATCTTTTTAGATGCAGACATTTTAGCAAAGTTAGCAGTAACACTTGTAGTATAAGATAATGTACCTGCACTATCATCTGAATTAATAGTTGATTCCATTATACCTACTTCACTTCTTAATTTATAGACACTAAACTTTTTTGATTCAGCAGTGGTTATAGAAGATATAATCCCAGTTGTTCCTGATAATGTTACATCAGTAACATCATTTTTATCAATTGCGTATATTTCTTTAATACCACCTTGACCTTTACAATCTAATGTCATTCCGTTTAATATAATTGGACAACTCATTTATTATTAATTATTTTTTATTCTGATAATTTAAAACTTACTATTTCATCAGGAAATGCAACTTGTACTCCAATACCGAAAGATGCTTTTAATCTAAATTCATCATTATCTTTTGAAAACCACATATCAAAAGTTTCTGAATCATTTTGCATATCAGTACCAACATAAACATTATCAAGTTTATAGCCAAATACTCTATTTGTAGTATTCAATCCGTGAAGAGCTATTAATCTAACACTTGTTCCAGGTATAATCATTTCACCATCTTTACCTTGTTCTGCATTATAATGATAAAGATTAGCAGAAGTAAGAGCTTGTGTATAAAGTTTATATACATCAGCACCACATACGATAGCTACACCTTCTTTACCTAAGAATTTAGAAGGTAGTTTAGAATAAACATTATTAATAACAGTCATAACGTTACTAACAGTAATAGAAGTTATACCAGAATTATCAGCTGCAATAGTTGAACCAGATACACCATCTATAATTTTAATTAAACCATCAAATTTATTAAGATTTGCATTTAATGAATCAGTATCACCTTGAACAAGTGCAATCTCTTTTAATTCTATGATTTTATCAATTTCAGTTTCAGTTATTTTAGATTCAAAAGGAAGAGTTTCTTTTCCAGCTGCTAATTTAACTTCATAGTTTTGATAGTAATTTAAAAAATCTTTATCACAATAACTCTTATTAACTTTAATATAACCAGGGGTTATTATTCTTTGAGTAAGAGTAGTAGATCCAGATGCAGTAAAACCACAAGTAGAACCATCACCGAAGATAGTATCTTGTTCAATAAGATTTATTGCTGTTGGTCCAACGACACCAGTTTGAAGATTATGGATTTCCATAAACTTACCACCTATTAATGTTTTACTAATAAGGTCTAATTTTTTTTCTTCTACGTAAGAACTTAATGAACTTAAATCGAATGCCATAATTTTATTATTATTTTTTTATTTACCAAAGTATTTTAACGCTTTGTTTTCTTTATTTAAAACTTCTTTTGTTTTAATTGTAGTTTTTTCAATTTTTTTATCAACAGGTTGTTTAGAAAATTCTTGAACATTTTTAACTAAACCATTAACGATAGTTAATAGATCATTAAATTTATTTTCTAATTGGTTTAATTTATTTTCTAATTGGTTTAATTTATCTTCAAAATCAACTTCTGTTTCCTTTTCAGTTGTTTCAACTTCTGTAGATTCCATTTCAACTTCTGTTTCTGTTTCAGTAGTTTCAGTTTCAGTTTCTTCTTGTATTTTTTCAACTTTAATAACTATACCATTTTCAATTGTAAGAGAACCCCAATTTTCAATATTATATACACCATCAGGTGCTATAATTTTTTCACCATTCTCATCGTATGTGTATACTTCTACGTTTTCGGCTAATTCACCATCATAAATAAGAGTGAATCCTTCGTTTGTAGAAATTTCTTCAAATGAAAAAATAAGTTTAGAAACCATTTTTCTTAATTTAATTAATTCTTCTTTTTTTGTCATATTATTTTTTATTTTATTTTTGATAAGATTTTATGAACATCTTTAAAAAATTCTAATTCTTCATTTTTAATATCATATTTAAATTCTCCTTCGATAGAAAAACCTTTAAATGTTCCATTTTTTATTTCAGTCCATATATCTTCATTATCAACTTTAAATTTACCAATCCAACTACCATCTGGTATATTAGAAAAAGGTATAGGTGGATTAATTCCATTATCTCTATCTATTATATATGATTCAAATAAATATATTCCTTCTGCTTTTTCTTTATGTCCAAGAGTAACTTGGTCTGAATATTTATTTTTTGAATATTTTAAAACAATATTTTTAATTGTTTCTTTATTAAATATAACATTATGATTTCCAATACCTAAATTAACATTTGATTTCCTTGGTATAGGGGTGTCTGCTAACATTATAACTCCAAAAACTTCTCTTTTATCATTATTAAAAATTGAAAAATTTAATTCATCTTTACTAAAAAATAGAAAATTATATTCTACTGCTGGCGCATCAACTAAGGATATTGCAAACACCCCTTCTGTTTCATCATTTAATATTAAATTATATGTTTCCATAACTTTAAGTATATTTTTTAATTTTTTTGTGAATAATATTAAAAATCTGCTTCATTTTTAATATTATTATTTATTTTTCTTTTTGCTTCTATTTCTGAATCAACTACATAAGCTTTAATTGGTGTTTTTTGTAATTCTATTTCATTTTCTGTTTCTATAGTTCTTACAGGTGTAATAGAATCAGATAGTTGAGGTGGTATAGAATTACTAAAATTTGGTGATTGTGAAGAATTAAACATACCGGTCATTGCAGATTCATATGTTGTTGATCTTATTGCACTAACATTAGCAGCAGTTGTTACACCGATTAAAGCAGCATTAGCCGCTTTTAAAATTGAACCAGTTGGATCTGGAATAACTGATTTTGCAGAAAGAGCATTAACAACACCATTCAATCCACTCATAATAGTATTAGCTATTTCGAATTTTTTATTTCTTTCAAATGATTCTTTTCTGATTTGTTCTTTCCTTTCTTCATTATCACCTGCTGCTTTTATATCTTGTTCCATTCTCATATTTGATATAGCTGATAGTGAGTTAGTAAGATTCTGTGCTCCTATTAAAGCTTCATTAAAATATGATATTTGTGATTGTAACCTTAGTTTATTCTCATCTTCAATAATTTTTGTTTTATCTTTCTCGTATAATTCAGTTAGTTTAGTAGTATCAATCCCAAATTCTTCTAATAGTCTTTTTTCATCTTCATATCTTTGTGTTAATAATTCCAATTCAGACATTGTAGATTGGTGATATATTTGATATATTTCAGAAGCTAGTTCCCAGGCCATTTCCTCTCTTTCATCGATAATATCATTTTCATCTTCTAAATATCTATCATTTATTTTTTTAATTTCTCTCATTTTCCATTCTTCTAAATGGACTAATTCTATATTATATTTTTCAAATAAAACTTTTCTCTTATTATATTCCAATTCTAATAAATTTATATCTCTATCTCTATCTGATAGTGTATCTAAATATAATTGATATTGAATATCTTGAATTTCTTTTAATTCTTGTTCTCTCAATTCTCTCAATTTTTGTAATCTTTCTTCTTCTAATTCTAATTCTTTCTTATCATTTTCTGATTTTAATCTTCTTTGTTTAATACCCCATATTTCAATTTCCTCTATTAATTTTAATCTTTGTTTTTCTAAATTCATCCTAGTTTCCATAGATTTTTTATATTTTGACTCTGCTTCATCTATAGCATCTTGTTCAGCTTTTTTATTTTTTTTAATATTATTATATTCATTTTCATATCTTTTTTCATTTTGTTTAGCTAAGTTTAATTGATATAGAAGATTATTTATCCTTGTCTTAAATATTTCATATTCAGTAGCACCCATTTCTCTCATCTTATTAATTTCGTGATCATAGATATCAGATAAATTTTGTCTCAATTTAAATTCTTCTTTTAATAACTCATTACCCCTTTCTTGTTCATTATTATTTTTACCCAATACTTTTGTCAATGTGATAATACCAGTAGTAACAGCAGCTAAAACTGCAACTAATATAAATATGGGATTAGCAGCAGTAACAGCATTCCAAATTCTTTGAATTACTGTTAAAACCTTTATACCCATAGATGTTGATCTTAACATATTACTGAGGTTCCGGAAACCATTAATCATACCATCTATACCATCTATACCTTGAATAATAGCCATACCTGCTTGTAATTTAACTAATGTTTCCATTAATTTTTCATTATCAGCACCAAACATAGCGGTAACACCTCTTACAGCATTAATACCACCAACCATACCATTTAATATTCTTGTTCCGTTTTGTAACGCCGCTCCTAAATCCAATGCACTACCTCTAACTATTCTATTTATATCGTTCAATTTGATTTGTGCATCAGATGCCTTAGCAAGCGCATCAACCCATTCCTGTGTTCCTTCTTCCGCATCAGCCATTGCACTTTTAGAATCATTAATAGTTTTTCTTAATTCTTTTAAAGATTCTTGGGCTGGTTTAGTTTCTATATTAATAATAACTTTTTCTTCTTGAGACATAAAATCTAATTTTTTTTTTAATAATTTTGTCCATTTATATAATTATCTAAATCATTAACAGATATTAATTCAACTTTAACTGGTTCATTATTTATAACATCATAATCTATTATTTTATTCACTACCCAATATTTATTTTTTAAAAATATGAAATCATTAAATTTAAAATTATTTAAATCTTTTTCAGTTAAATAAAAATATGCAACCATAATTTTTGTATTTATGTTATATCTATCTTCTAAATATTTCTTCCATAATCTATCATATATAGTAGTTCCTGATGGATAATCATTATTATGATATATTATAAAAGGTTTACCAAAATCCAAACTATATTGTATATCAGTTGGATATGGGTAATATTGTGTGGTTGGGTTATACATATGATCAAGGTTTGATTCTTTACCAACTGGTCCATAATTCCATTGATGAGTATAATGTGATAAATTTATTTTACCGAAATCATCCACTTTTATTTCTTGTGCAAATAAATTATAATCATCCATTTTTATTCTACTATAATATAGATTTTTATAACCATTATTAAAAAATCCAAAATTTATCAATGTTGTAGATGGTATACTATACGATCCTGTTGTTCTCGTAGATGGGATTTTACCAACAGATTTAGTTATATATGGATTTGATGCAAAAAATAAAAAATGTTTATCTAATCTTTTACTTTTTCTAATATCATCCTTATATAAATGTGGAATAATCTTTGGATTTGAGTTACTACCATATATATCTTCGTTTTGTGATACATTTATATAATCTGAAAATACTATATTTTCAAATAAATCATAAGTATCATTATTAAATTCATATCCAGTATTTAATAACATTTGTCCATAATTTATACCATATTTATTTTTATATAATTCAGTTAAATTACTTCCAGAATCATTATAAGATAACCTTATATACTTTTTATCAAATGATAACGGTGTTATTTTTATATCTCTATCTATACATATTTTATCGTCCCAGTATTTTATTTCATTATCTTTATAAAAATTGTTTCTTGATTTTATTGAAATTGTTTTTTTATCATTATTTATATCTAAATATAACCCAAACATTTTTAAATACGATAATAAAAATTCCTTAACTTCTAAATTTGGTAGAATATCCCAATATTTTACTTTACTACTAACTCCAACATCGCTATTCGATGATAATTTATATTCAAATGTTGCATTATTATTAAATAAAAAATCAAAACCACCAATAGAAATAGATGATGTACCATTTGTTAATTGATATGATGTTGATGTTGATTTTTCGACGTGATATACAACTGATAAATTTTGGCCATTATCATAATATGGATTTTTAATAAATTCAAATGTTGCATTTTTCATCAAATCATCTATTGTTATCCATTCACCACCCTTATATACTTCCAATCTACCGTAATATGATAAACTTGGTATAACTATTCTAAATTTATAAAAATTGGATTTTTCATCCACAAAATTATCATTTGTTAATACTACCTCCTTATTTATATAAGATTTTTGATTTGTTACTCCATTCTCACCATCAATAATTATTTGCCTAATTCTAAAATATAATTGAATCCCAGTAGTGGAAATTGGCATATATATACCAGATTTATTTGTTTCCCGAGAAACAAGACCGGAATTAAATATATAATTATTATCTGGTATAGATAAAGAATATATACTATTACATCTATTTGGGTATATATCTTTTAATACAACAGGTGTCATCGTAACATTATAATTATTATCATTAGGTCCATATTTTCTTTGAACATTAGTACCAATTGATATATCAGCACCATCTGGATTATATGATGATGATATAACTGATCCAATAGAATAATTTTTAATTGTACCGGAAGTAATTGTAGTTTTAACGAAACTTGATCCACTTGCATTATAATTCCAATTATCCTCTATCTTATCAGGTATAATAGCATTAGTAATTAATTTAAACCAATATGGATTATTTTTAGATACCCAATCACCTTCTTCTCCATAATCAACTAATTCATACCCCATTCCTCTTATTATATCAACTATTAATTTATCAATATAAAAACCTAGTCTCTGTTTTAATTCATTTTTTAAGCACAACTCCTGCTCAGTATGAGGATACGGTAATTCCAATTCCCCAGATGCTGATTTAATTTTTAATCCATCTGAATAAAGTCCATTTTCCGCATCAATCAAATCTAAATATATCGTTGGACAATTATAACCACCACCATAACTAAAAAACTTATCAATAGAATAATCATTGTTATATAAATCATTTAGATTATAATCACTCCTATCACTATCTATTTTACTCCTATATAAATAATCTAAAGTATATAATTGATCAGTTTTATCAACCCTTGGAAAAGTACTCGAATATTGAATATAATTATTCTTATAAGAAGTTAAAATATCTTTTAACTTCTTATTATCTATTAAATTAATAAAATTACCTAACTCACCAAATAATGATATATTATATCTCCAATTATATTCAGTTATATACTCTATATCTATCAATTTCATATAACCACTCTGTATAAGTGTATCATTTACATATAACTGAAAATCTACCTTCTTTGATGGATTAAAATTCTTACCTATATTCATATATATATTTAATTTTTAATAAGTATATTTAATAGGGAATTTGTACTTATGGACAAGTTCCCCATATTGGTTTATTACTATAAATTAAAGCAGAATTTGTAGAAAAATTAAATGGTTCAGAATCTATTAAACTTACACACCAACCACTTAAATCTTGATTGAAAACTGAACACCCATAAAACATAAATTGCATCATTATCACATTAGAAACATCCCAATTATATAAAGGTTGATCAAATGACTGACAATTAAAGAAAGTTTGCATCATACTATTTACTTTTGATGTATCCCAACTGTTAATATTTTGGTTAAAATCATAGCAATTATAGAAAGTTTGCATCATACTAGTTACTTTTGATGTATCCCAGTTATTTAAAGGTTGATTAAATGAATGACAATTATAAAATGTTCGATACATACTAGTTACTTTGGAAACATCCCAGTTATTTAAAGGTTGATTAAATGAATGACATCCACTAAAAGTATCTCCTAAGTATGTACAATTTGATGTATCCCAATCACTTATATCACCGTTAAAATCATAACAATTATTAAATACATTACCAAAACTTAATATATTGGAAACATCCCAGTTATTCAAGTCTTGATTAAATGAATGACAATCTTTAAATATATCACTTATATTAGTTACATTTGAAACATCCCAATCATTTAATGGGCTATTAAATGAATGACAACCATTAAACATACCACCCATATCAGTTACCGATTCTGCACCAGTTAACAGAGGTGATACATAAGTTAAATTATCACACCCATAAAACATTCTAGACATTGTTCGGAATCCAACTCTACCCCAATTTAAGACTCTTAATAATTTAGATTTATTATTTCCACCATCAAACATATATAAGTGAGGGAATGATCCTCTTATACTTATATTATATATTCCTGCAGTTGAATATGTATGAGTTGGATTTGATGAATATCTTATACTCTCCTCAGGTGATCCGTCACCCCAATCAATATAGTAATCCCAATTCCAATCTTCATTATTACCGGTAGGTAAAGTAAATTCATTGACATCCATATTCCACTCGGTTATAAATAGGTTAGGACAAGTTCCCCATACTGGTTTATATTCAATTAATATCGGACAATTTGTAGAAAAATTAAATGGTTCAGCTCCCAATTGACTTACACACCAACCACTTAAATCTTGATTGAACGATGACGCATTTGAAAACATATAAATCATATTGGTTACATTTGAAACATTCCAATCATTTAATGGTTGATTAAACGATGACGCATTTGAAAATATATAAGACATATTAGTTACATTTGAAACACTCCATTTATTTAAAGGTTGATTAAAATCTAAACAATTCCTAAACATACTTGATATACCAGTTACATTTGAAACATCCCAATCATTTAAAGGTTGATCGAATAAATAACACCCATAAAACATTTTATCCATACTAGTTACACTTGAAACATCCCATTTATTTAAAGGTTGATTAAATACAAAATCTTGTCTAAACATACCACTCATATTAGTTACAGATGAAACATCCCAATCATTTAATGGTTGATCAAAAACTGAACACCCATAAAACATACTTGACATATTAGTTACAGATGAAACATTCCAATCATTTAATGGGCTATTAAATAACGAGCAACCAAAAAATAAACTACCCATATTTTTTACATTTGAAACATCCCAAGAACTTATATCACAATTTAATGAAGTACATCTATAAAACATATAACTCATATCAGTTACCGATTCTGCACCAGTTAAAACTTCTGGAACATAAGTTAAATTATCACACCCATAAAACATTCTTGACATCGACCTGAATCCGACTCTACCAAAATTTAAGACTCTTAATAATTTACTTCTTTCAGTTAAATTATTTATATAAAGATGAGGGAATGAACCTCTTATACTTATATTATATATTCCAGCAGTTGAATATGTATGAGTTGGATTTGATGATGATGTTATGTGTTCTTCAGGTGATCCGTCGCCCCAATCAATATAGTAATCCCAGTTATAAGTATTATTTGTTCCTGTAGGTAAAGTAAATTCATCAACATCCATATTCCACTCGGTTATAAATGAATTTTGAATCACTCCAATATCTATATTTTTCTGAATTGAATATTCATTTGTTGAGTTATATATTTTACTTCTAAACGAATATATAATATCATTTGGGTATTTTACCCATATATCTTTTTTTACTTGCCCTTGTCCATAAGGTATATTTAAAGATGTTGAATATGTTCCGCCTGATTCAAATGAAATTTCAAAACCATCAACAGATTCTACTAATATATTTTCTGTTAAATAATATCCATTTATTGTATATTTTTGTGGTATATCTTTTTTAAAATCATAAAAACTATTCATATCATATTCAATTGATAATCGAGGTACATATATTTCTCCATAAATATATACTTCTTCCAATATCTTATCATTATATAATTTTAACAATCCATCATAATATTTACCTTCTGTGTTATTTAATTTAACATATATTTTAGTTAAAGATATATTATTATTAGATGGTGATATAGATAGGTTATTTACCCAATTTACTTTATCAGTAGATATTAAAAAATCAGCATCACATTGTAAAATTAAATCATCTATAATATCAAATGCAGTAAATTGAATATACTGATTATCATCGTTACCAATTATCTTATCTGATAAATAATCTATTTTTAAAATTGGTATTAATTCTGGATCAGTTGTTATAATTTTATTAATATTATATATATTACCAAAAATATTATTATTATTTTTTGTTTGTGGTAATGAGACAGTTTTTGAAAAATCATTTTTAATTTTTGAAGGATCAAAAATATCATTTAATTGTTTAGTTAATAAAATACTAACATCATCATCCAAATCAACTTTTCGACCACCGATAAATAATTCTATTTTTTTAGACATACGTATTTATTATTTTTTCTTCGGCTGTTATAGATAATTGTAATAATTCATTCTGGTTTTTACTATTTTTCAATTCAAAAGAATCATAAATTATATTTACTGATATAATTTCATCATCATTTAATGAATATAACCACACATACTTAGTATAAATGATATCCTCTAAATATTTATATAATTCCTCATCTATATAATAAGAATTTAATGAATATCTTTTCTTATATTCTGATAAATATTGCGGATTGCTATCATATGACGAATCACCATAAAAATTACCATTTTGAAAACTTCTTTTATATGTTTTATATCTTTTACTATTACTTTTTACAGATTGTATATTATTACCAGTCATTATGATAGAATCTACACCACCTCTTCTATTCACCCAATATAATTGATATAAGTCTTTATTTATACAATTTTTATCAAGTATATCAAAATATATTCTTCTACTATTATTTTCATCATCATTATCAATTTCAAAATCAATATAATAATCCTTTAATTCTTTATTAATATCATTATCATTTATTTTTAATTTAACATTATATAAACTCATTTTATTATTATTATTTTTTATTGACAAGTTCCCCATAGTGGCATAAATCCACTTTGAATTGCAGAATTTAGAGCGAAGTCAGTTGGTTCTGTTGGTATAAGCGAAACACACCAACCTGATATATTTTGATTAAAACTCCAAGTACCTTCTAACATCCAATCCATATTAGTTACATTTGATACATTCCAGTTATTTAAAGGTTGATTAAAATCTAAACATTGGCTAAACATATATCTCATATTTTTAGCCCTACTAACATTCCAACTATTTAAAGGTTGGTTGTATCTATGACAATTTTTAAACATACTATCGAATGATTCGACATTTGATGTATCCCAGGAAGTTAGATTCTGATTAAAATTTATACAAGAATAAAACATATATCCCATATATTCAATATTATGTGTGTTCCAACCAGATAAATCACAATTTAATTCTCCACATCCGAAGAACATACTATCGAACGATTTTACTAAATTATGACCAGATAAGACATTTGGGACATAAGTTAAATTTCTACATCCGCTAAACATTCTAGACATTGTTCGGAATCCAACTCTACCCCAGTTTAAGACTCTTAATAATTTATCACGCTGTGTTAAATCGTTATCAATTAATAAATGAGGGAATGATCCTCTTACACTTATATTATATATTCCTGCAGTTGAATATGTATGAGTTGGATTTGATGATGATGTTATGTATTCTTCAGGTGATCCGTCACCCCAATCAATATAGTAATCCCAATTCCACCCTGTATATGAACCAGTTGGTAAATAAAATTGACTTGTATCCATATCCCACTCAGTTATAAAAGGATCATTGTAATCTATATTGCAGTTATCTATTGATAATAATTCATTATCAATTATATTATTATCAAAAACTCTATTTTCAATGACTTTAAATACACAATTTGATTCAATAAATGGGTTACTACTATCAATTGTGATAAAAAACGGTGCCCCTTTTAATATTTTATTTCTTTTTGGGTTTAAATTATTTCTTTTTGTATTACTATACAAAAAATCATTTAGAATATAATCTTCTTGTGTACTTAAATAATAATATTTATCATTATTTTTAATAAAATCATTTTTAATATCATACGTCTTACCAAAAGATTTATTATCTTTTAATTTTTGCCATTCTGTAAATTTTAAATTTTTTCCATTTAAATTAATTATACCAGAATATATTAAAGAATCACTATCATCATATACTCTATAATATACATCTTTTTCAAATGTATTAACGACTTGAAAATCATAAATAGAATTTATATCAAATCCGCTATAATCTACAACATCTTTTATATATTTTTCTATTGATATACCTATACTTTCATCATATGGTTTTTTATAAAAAACACCATCGTAATATTTTGTTATATCTACCCCATCACCTATTTTTAAATATATTTTATTGGATGTTGTGTATATTGTTAATTCGATTGGACTATTTTTTGGATTTTTCATTTTTTAATCTGTTATTTTTATATATTTTAAGTTCCATTCCTTTACATCTTTTTTCCAAGCATTTATTAATTCCGTTTTAAAATCTGTTGTTGTTGCTAACTCTACACTACCTTTAAATAAATTTTTTGGTTTTATTCCATCTTTACCAATTTTTCTAGCAATTAAAAAACTTAATTGTTTTTCTGTTATATTTGGTTCTCTTGGTTTTATGTTTTTATCTTTTATCCATTTAGTTATTGCACTAATTGGTGGCATCTTACCTGGTTTTCTACCATTTTCTATCCACTTCCAATAATCATCAAGTTTCATAACTATTTGATAATTATGTTCTAATATATTTACAGATATATTTACAGATTCTGCAATTCTATAATTTCTACTCTGAAGTTCTCCTTTATATATATCTTCTATATTTTTAGCATAATCATTTAAAAATTTATTTAAATTTAAAAACTCCATTATAATATTTTATTTTTTATTTCACTATTTCTTCTATTTGTCTCGTCGTTAATATAAGATAAAGTATTTAAAAATTCCAAAACATTTAATTCATAGACATCATCCCAACTTCTGTTAGTATCTTTTGCAACTCTATCAATACATCTAACCCATCCCCATTTATCGGTATATTTCTCCTTAGTATCTTGTTCTTCCATTTCTCCGCTATCATCATTATCTTCATCTTCTTCATCTCTGTATCCAAGGAGATTTTTATATAATTTATTAAACGATTCAAAACTTGCGAAAAAAAAACCATAAGTGAATTAGCTAATACTATATTAATATTATTATAAATAAAATCTATAAAATCTTCCTCATTATATTCAATATTAATAACTTCATTTTTTCCGAAAATATTTCTTTTGTATTTAATTGGCCTCATAAATATTGATAGAATTCTATGTATATTTTTTGGATCATTCGCTAACTCATTAAAATTAATATATTCAGTAATTGTTAATTTATTTATTTCTTTGTTTATATTAATATATTCAAATTGACACCCATTATTATCAATAACATATAATCTATTATCCAATTTAATAATATCAGGTATTTTAATTTGTTTAATTTCTTTATTAATAAAATCAATATTGGTAAATAATTTATTCAATTTATAAAATGACATACTTTCAAGTTCATCTATAGAATAATTAGTAACAATAGATAATATTGATATATTTTTATCAAGTAAATCATCATCATTATCTAATACATCCTTTATCTTAAAATAATCATTAATTGATATCTTACTCCAGTTATCTTTATAAAATTGTATATTTTCCATATGTACTACCTTTTATTAATTTTTCATCCACCGCATAACAAAAAACATCTCTTATATCATCATTCGGTGGATAGTTACTTGTTACTTCATCTATTAATAAATTATTCCAACTACCATTTAATAATTTTACTCTTCTACCTTCAACAATAGGAGATATAGCATTCAATCTTACTATCTTACTATCTTTTGGCTGAATCTCTATTATATTTAAATTTGTATCATTCTTTAATTGTTGTATAATCGACTTACCACTTGCCTTCCCTTCTAAGTATATTTTATTAGATTTTTGTACTACTCTTTTTATACTTTTTATCAAATCAGGAAACTCTTCCTTTGATCTATATAAATTAGTTATATATAATTGATTATCCATTTTAAAACATTCTAATATAACATTAAAATCAGCATCCTTACCACCATATGCAGTATCTAAAAAATATTCATATTCTATCTTCTTATCTTTTATTAATTCTAAAAAATAATTTATATCTATTATATCCAACCATTCTTTTTTAATTATACTATCTTCATCATTATCAGGGTTTTGTAATATCTGAGCATTGTAATTCTTTGATCCTAACATAGTTTTTAATTGGTTGAGTGCTTTTTCATTTAATCTATCAACATCCAAGAAACCATTTATATATTTTTCTTTTAAATTATTTGGTTTTAAGCAATCGTTTAAATAACCAGGTAAAACAATATGTTTATATGTTCCAATAGATAACAAATAATTAGTTAAATCTAATTGATGTAATCTCTGTTGAACAAATATCATTAAAGAATTTAATTTATCTGTTTTTCGGGTTGATAATGTTCCTGTTACCCAATCATTTACCCTTTTTCTTTCAACATCAGAATATATTGTTTGTAAATTTTGAACATCATCACAAATTATTATATCTCCGTGCATACCTAATATATTACTACCAGTTGAAGTAACGAATCTACCACCTCCATCTCTTGTTTTATAATTGGATTTAGTATTCTCGTCATCTTTTAATATAATATTAGGGAAGTAATCAATAAACTTGTTAGACAACATCAGATTTCTCGTTTTCATACTCAATTCTAATGCAATAGTATTGGAATATGACGCTGTTATTATTCTAGTTGTTGGTTTATTTATTAATATCCAAGCAGGAAGTAACACTGAAATTATCATACTTTTAGATGTCCCTGGAGGACAATTAATAATAATATCAGATTTCTTTTCCTTACCTTCTAATAATAATTGTATATCTTCTTGTAGTGTATTGGATAGATATTCAATATGCCAATTCCAAACTGGTATGGATGTATCAGCTTGTTCCCAAAATTCCTTAATGAAAAAATAAAAATCCCTTTTACAAAGTTCAGCTTTTATCTTTTCCTGTATCTTTGGTATTTTTATCATTTACTTTATCAACTAATTTTAAAAATTGTTCAAGTTCTTCTTTTGTTAACTTAGACAAATCTATATCTTCCTTTACTTCCTCTAATTTTATATCTTGACTTGATAATTTAGGAACAACATATGGTGATAAGTCAATAATTAATTTTAAAGCTTCTTTTGGATTAATATCTGCTACTTGTTTTAACCATTTTTCAAAGTTATCAATATTATTGGTTATTAAATTTTTAAAAGCATCTTTAATATCTCTATTAACTTTGTTCCTAACTCCTTTTGGTCTACCCCTTGGTAATCCCTTGCCAGTTGGATTATTAACCTTACCAAGAGATGCTACCCTAACCTTTTTTTCTGGTTGTAGTGGACTTACTTGGAGATTTTTTTCTAACTGGTTTTTTGGTGTTGTCTTTATTGTCCTCGGTTTCCTTGTCGTTGTCTTTTTTACTTGATTCGATTTTTCCTGTTTTTTCTCTTTCATCATTAATAAATTCAATTTTATTATTAAAGTATATCATACCAATTTTTTTAATTAACTTTAATATACAATTATTACAACTTAGATTCAAATTATTATCATTAGTATATTTTTTATAAATAACTACTATATTATTTATGATATTATAATCGACAACTCTTAAAAAATCATTATACACTACTTGGTGTAATAATTTTTCATATTCTTTTAATTTTAAAAAATCTTCCTTAGTCAATTGTATCATATATCTTGCTTATTATTTTTTGTATAAATATATGTATAGTTTTTAATAAATTTGTGATAATAGTAGATAAAAAAGCAAATAAACTAGCAAAGAATAAACTATATAATATATTATAATTGAACATACTATAAATCAAAATAACCCAGAATGTCATACAAAGAGAACATTCAAAAGGTTTAAAATCAAAATCTTTATATGGTATTTTTTTATTAAATAATTTCCATATAAATTTTTTAATCGATGATACTATACCACTTATATCTATTATAAATGATACAATAAATGATATTATTAATAAATCTAACATAAATTATCAATTATTTTTTTTCTCACAACCTGAACAACACTTCCAATTTTTCTGTAAGATATACCACAATAATGCTCTGTTTTTCTGAGTGATCCACATTCTAAATATAAAAGAAATATTCTCTTTTCATAACTTTTAATAATTTCTTCGTTATTTAGTATTTTTAATATTTTTAGTATTTTTAAGGGTGATTCATTAAAGATGTCACCTTTTGGATATTTATATTCTGATTCCAAATCATACACATTTATATATTTATTCATTTGTTATATCTTCTCTATTTTTATCCCATTTTTTATATATATTAAAAAAAGTAGATGATTTTGAATAATTCTGCTTTTTCATCACAGAATAAATATAATTAATATTTTTACCTCTTTTTCTTAAATTATCTAATATTGGTAATTCTAATATCAATAAAAAAATATGTTGTTTAAAATCATCCCTATATTTTATAGGAATATAATTATTACTATATTCATCTATTATTTTAATTTCTTCTGAATTTAACATAATTAAAATAATAATTTTTTAAAACCAAATCCCATATTAATTGGTATAATATAGGATAATTTTGGTATTTTTTCTGAATATTTAGCAGTATATTTTGGCATCATATACTTACATAATAATGGATTTGTTGGTCTTATTAATTCATCCACTTGTCCGGGAAATAATACTTCATTTCTTCTATCTATTATATCACTATTGAATATCTTCTTTGCGTTAAATATTATACATTTATAATCAGTTGTATCATCCTCTATAACATTCAAATACCATACTTTATCTACTCCTATATTCCTTGATTTATCTAAAAGTCTTTGCATTTTATCATATTCAAAAACTAAATTTTCATAAAACCTTTTCCTTACTTTTATCTCTACTAATATACTTTCATCATTATTATAAATAATAAAATCATTAGTAGAATAATTATCAAACTCCTCCTTTATTATTGTTTCTTGTTTATTTTCAAATATTTTATTTAAATACTTTAACCCCTTTTCATTACTATCTTTTGCTAACCTATCAAAATTATTCATAATCGTATCTTTTTTATTTTTATATATTAAATAAAAAAACTCACTTTTTTCTATTTTTAGTATATAATGGAAAAATGGGTTATTTTATTAACCCATTTTTAAAAATTATAAACTATTTTTTATATCATCTATACGATCTTTTAAATTATCATAAAACTCTATCATCTTATCATTTGAAGATTTTGATATTTGATCAAGTTGATCAACATAATCATTATATAAATTATCAACCTTATCAGAAAAATCATCACTTAATATACTCATCTTCATATGAATAAAATCTATAAAATTTGTAGCCTCTGAATCTAATGACCTTTTTAATAATTCTAACTTCTTATCTAATTCTATTTTATTCATATTTTATTATTTTTTTTATTTTTTTTGTATAGTTTCATTATATTCAATTTGTTTAAATATGGAATATAAATCTACAAAATAATCTTTTTTAAAAAATCTTTCATTATTTTTTATGTCATTAAATTCTTTAAAATATTTTATTATTATACCAATATAAGTAGAATAATCATAATCTATATCATTTTTTCTTACTATATAAATATAATTTAATAATAATTTAGTGAATAATTCCTTATAATATGTTTCATTTTTTAAAAAATTAAAATCAAATTTATCAATTATAATACTATATTTATAATCCAATATAGATAAAGTATTTATATTACCAACTTCTTCTGAAAATGAATTAAGTATTTTAAAGAATTGATAATCATTTTCATAGACCAATATATCTTCTTTGAAATATTTTTTCTTAAAAAAATGTTCTGGTCTTTCGTTATTAAAATTAAATTTTAAATAAATATCAAATTTATTATTGTTTTTATTAACTATATCTGAAATTAATTTATCAAAATCAATATTATTTATAAAATAATCAAATAATAATCTTTCTCTACTTAATACTTTTTCGTCATCTGTATCGTTTTCATTTTTAACATTATATTCGTAAATATAATCTTTAATGAATTTATTTAATTCATTTCTGTGTTCTGTGTTTTTTAATCTTCTCATAATTTATTATTTTTTTTTATTTTTAAAATTTTATTATTTCTTTGTTCTATTTTTGTTGGGTATTTAATTATTATTTCTTTAACATATTTATATGTATAAATAATATCATATTTATATAAAATAATTTGAAAATTCCTAATATCATCATAATTTCTTTTTTTATAATATTTATAAAAATAATTCTTCCTATATTCTTCATCATTAAAATAATATAAATTATCACCATCTATTCTTTTTTCTACATAATCGAATTCGCAACTACAACTTGTTTCTTCATTTATAAAATATATAATAATTATTGTTTTATATTTTGGATATTTTTTAAAATTCCTAATATATATTTTATAAAAATTAAAAATATATTTAACTATTATTCTTAATAATCGTATATAATCTTTACTTTTCATCTTGAAATAATTTAATTTAAAAATTATTAATATTTCTATAATTATAATTATTATCTTCAAATACATCATCTTCTTCGTTATAAGTATCATAATATTTACCATATAACTTTTTAATTATATTCTTTTCTTCTTTTGGTGCACTATCATAAATATTATCAAATAATTCAGTAACCATTTTATTTATGATAATATAAGGAGAAGTTTTATAAAAATCAGCTAATGATAATACTTTTGATTCAATATCCTTTCTTAATTTCATATTATTGTATTATTTTTAATTTATATATTAAATAAAAAATATGACTTTTTTCCAAAATATAATTCTTATTTTAAATAGGTTATTTTAAACAAAAAATCCTTTTATGATATAATATACCATAAAAGGATTTAAACTATCCATATACGGATAAAAACCATCAAAGATTAAAAATTATGAACATCAAAATTAGGGCAAGTTTTATTCTTATCGAAATAACAATGTGGATAAATATCTGTAGTATATAAATCATATTCTTTCATCAAATCATATAATAATGTTTTTAAATTTTTAAATTGAATTTCAGTAAATTTATATTTACCACCCAAACATATACCTATACTATCACCATTTTCATCTTCACAATGTGCCCCTTTTTCCCATAATGCTCTACCAATTTGTATTTTACCATCTTTTCTAATATAAAAGTGATATCCTACCTTTTTGAATCCTCTGGCTAAATGCCACTCATTTATTACACTTATATCATCGTGATAATCATAATCACTATCACTACAATGAATAATTATTTTATTTATCTTTCTCATATAATTTTTTTTTATTTTATATATTAAAACTAAAAAGTAAAGTTTAGATATATAAAATAAAAAAACTTAACTATGTATATTAAAGATGTTGAATTATTTAAAGAAATTGTTATTAGTAAAGGTAAAGGTAAACTTACACCGGATGCAGAAAAAATGTTAATTCTAATATGCGAAAATTTATGGAAAAAATTTGATAACAGAATACCAATTAGTAAAAGATATGACGTGTATATGAATGGTGTTGAAGTTATTTTTAAACAGTGGAATAAATTTGATTGTAAAAAATACGAAAAAGCATTACCTTATTACACTGAAATAGTTAAAAGAGCATTCGCAAATGGATACAATAAGATTGTTGATCCTAAAAGAAAAGAAATAAATTTTATTTACTTTTAAAAAAAAGAGGTTATAATATTTGCGCTTATATTATAACCCCTTTCCTACACACACTTAGAAGGTTTAATGGTAAATTATATAGTTAAATTTATTTAAAAAGTTTAAAAAAAATCGGGGCAAAATATTTAAAATATATAAATCCTCTGAAATGATACTTCAATTTCTTTGAAAAACACTGGAAACCCAAAAAAAATAGATAAAGTAAAGTATAATATATATCATAATCTTTCACGTTTTTTCGTTCGCTATATGATTATCAGATAATTACAAAGGTTTAAAATCATTATGAAAAAGAGGCAAATGTTAAATTTTAGAAGGTTTATTTTATTTTAAACTTTTTTATCATTGATATTTAAATACTTAAATTATATTTTATCAAAAATGGAAAAAACTTATATTTTTTTTTATTAATATATAATATTAAAAAACAATTAGAATTATGAAAAGATTTAGAAATACAGATTATTATGTAAATGATATTGGTGAAGTATATAGTGATAAGAATAAAAGATTTAAACTATTAAAACCAAATATATTGAATAGTGGTTATTTACAATACTCATTATTTATTGAAGGAAAAAGAATAAATATTTTAGCACATAGAATTATTGCTGAATGTTATTTACCTGATTATAATAATAACTTACAAGTTAATCATATAAATGGTGATAAAAAAGACAATAGAATTTTTAATTTAGAAATGAATACTTCAAAGGAGAATATAAGTAACTATAAAAAATCAATTGGTGAAAAACCATATATCTTTAAAGTTACATTAAATAAAAAAACTATATTATTAGATACATTAAAAGAAGTTGCTGATTATTGTGGTTATAAAAGTAGAGGATCTGTTTATAACCCATTAGTTAGTAAAGATGAACATAAAACAAATAAGGGTTATATTATTTCTAGATATTATTTATAACCCTTATTTCTAACTATTTTATCTCTACTTGTTATACTGCAATCTTTTTCGTGTAGTAGGTAATTATCAGTTAATTACAAAGGTGAAAACTCTGTAAGTAATTGATAATTTTTAATAGATTGAATATTAGTTTTTTATCTTTACTTATTATTCTGTACATTTTTAATTAATAATTTTACTCAATATTTTTTCATATACTAATATAAAGTATTAAAATCCTTTTAAATATAGTTTTTAATAGATTTAATGACTTTAACTCCCTTTTCAGTATAATATACCAAAATAGATTTTAAACCCGTTAAAACTGATATAATATATCTTTAAATAGATTTATTTATATTTAATCGGCATCAAATAATTTTAGGTAATAGATATTGTTTTTTAATGTGTTTTGGCGCAACTAAATATTTTTTTGTAATAGAAGTGTTGATTTTAAAGGTTTTTTTTTGAAGTGGCTCAAAAAAGTGCATTACGTCGGTATATTGTCTTTTTAAATTTAAATATAATATATAATAATATTAAATAATTAAATATATATATCTACGTAATGCACTTTTTTGAGCCACTTTTATTTCTTTAAATATTTAAACCATTTAATACCAATCTATTACAAAAAAAGATAAATATTTTATTATTTATAATAATTCTAAATAAATATAAATAACAGATAATCAATTGAATATAAAAATCTATTACAAAAATGGAAAAAACTTATATTTTTTATTGAATATATAATTATGTAAAGTTTTAAATTTTCATTTTTATTTTGGTTTTAGTGGCGAGTATCGGCCAAATATTCGCCACTTTTTTAAAACTAAAATAAAAATAAACAAAAATAAAAACCAAAAAAAATGAAACATCAAACAGAATTCTACACCTATTACCCAGAGAAGATAAAAGTTATTGGAATAGTTCCGATCAAAAGAATGAATTATTATATGAGAAGATATAATAAAAAGAAAAGAATTTATTTTTATACATTGTGGTTAAATTCTATTTCTTATATTTTTGAATATCTTTCATATAAAGAGATTTATTTTATGGTTAAATCTATGGGATTATCTGATTTACCTGATGAATATATATTACATACTTTAAAGAATTATAATATTCATAATAATCATTTTTATATTTATACCAATTTCAAATGGAATAAAGAAAAACTATATTCTACATTTAAAAGTAAAATAGAAGTAGATAAATATAAAAGAAGTATAATAAATAAATATAATAGATTAAAATTTAGTAGTAAAAAAGAAGAAATAGTATTAGAGTATATCAAAAATAATAATGATATTACTAAAACAGAATTATTAAATAAAATTAAAAAGGATGTTTCTAAAAATACATTAAATAAAATATTAAAAAATAATGATATAGAATTATCAAAGAATAATTTAAATAAAAAAATGATTGACGAAAAACTAAAAGATTTATTTAAATATAAAGTTGAAAAAATATCTAAAAAATTAACCAACCAATTGTTGGCAAACTATTGTGGTGTAAGTCTATCAACCTTTAAAAGGTATATAAAAGATAGTGAATATAAAAAAGAAATTAAACAATTTAATATTTATTTAAAAAATAAGATTCTGTAAAAACTTTTGGTCATTAAAAATATTTTTATTATATTTGTATATTAAATTAAAACAAAAACCTAAAAATTATGAAAAGAATTATTACTATTTTATTTTTATTATTATCAATATCAACTTTTGCACAATTAAGTAAAAGTGTATATGTTGATTTTGGGTATGATAACACAAATTACTTTTATTACCAGGTTGATAATAGTATTATTATCGATAAAATGGTATATGTGAATAAATCTTTATTTACTAATATTGGAATTGATATAAATTATAAATTTAACAATTTTAATTTTAGGGTTTTTTCTGAAAATAAAACACATATTGATCCCATAAAAATATATTCATATCGTCCTCATTTAATTGATTTTGATATTGGTGCTGAAATTAATTATAATAACATATCTTTTATTTATAAACATAGATGCACACATTCTATTGATATTCTTAGTGTTAAAGGGGGTTATGATATATTTTTTATAAGATATAAAATAATTTAATTTATATTTATTCTAAATAATAATTAAATAATTGATTATTAATATAATATGTAATTTTTAATAAAAAAACGGAAAAAACTAATATTTTTATTTAATATATAATATATAAGTTCTTTTAAATAGTTCATTTTTGTTTTAGGAGTAGGGAGTTGCTTCCCCTACTCCTTTTTTAAACAAAAATGAAAATTGAAAAAATTAAAAATAAATAAAACAAAAATGAAAACAAAAATGAAAACAGATTATGAAAAACAAGTTGAATGCGATGAAACTTTTGAAAAAATAAGAAATTATGTTCAAAATATATATGATAAATATGGTTATGATAAAATGGTCGAATATGTTATTTTTTTAAAAAAAATGAATATAATCAAATACTATAAAATAGAAAGATATAATCAAACAATTAATTATAGTACAAGTATAGAATGTGATTATAATTTATTTAATCGATTAATGAAAATTGAAAAAATTAAAAATAAATAAAACAAAAATGAAAACAAAAGTGATTAATAGATTAAATAATTTATGTCCATCGGAATTACAAGATTTTTTCTTATATTTAGCAAGTAAAAGGATATATTTATCAGATTTTAAACTTAAATTTACAGATGAACAATATTATACTTTTTTAGATAGTTTATATGATATTTATATTAAAAAACTGAAGGTGTAAAGGTATAAGATATAGTCTGCAAAACTATAGAAATCAGTTCGATTCTGATCACCTTCTCTTCGTTCATTTTTATAATTTAAACCCCTTTAAATTAATTTAAAGGGGTTTTCTTTATTCGATTTTTAAATCTTTATTTATAGATTTTATAACTTTGTTCCAAATATCATATCCTAAAATTTTTGACATATTATTTATAATACTTCTAAACTCGTTTAATGCTATTAACATCATAAATATACTAAACATATATTTGTGTCCAAAAACAGCACATATAAAAATATAATCAAATATATAACCTACTAATGTTATTAATGAATATCCAAATAATTTAGTAAATGTTTTAAATAATTTTTTATATGATATTTTTTCTTTTTTTTGTTTTGCTACCCATATACCTGATATTAAATCAAGTATTACAAATAGTAACAAAAAAGATAATTGGTATAACATTGGCGATATAAAAGTATATATTGCAGCTATAGTTAAAAAAATCCAATCGGGTACTTTTGATATACTCGTTAAAGGTTCCATTATTTGTGTATTTATATTTTTCATTTTAAATTAAAAATTCTCTGTTATTTCCTGTGTTTTTTGGGTTCAATTTAATATGTACCTTACCTGTATTATCAACCATTAATGGTACTTGTTTTTTTAATGTTACATCAAAATTGGTTTC